GAACGAATTAATGAATTTTCGGGCAACAAAGGTCAACTTATTAAAGAGATTGAAGATGCGTATGGTTTTAAATATATTCCTTAGTTTAACATTGTTGTTTAGCTCTACCGCAAACGCAGAAGACATGGGAAAGTTCACATTTTTGGGATTAAATGAAATCGCCCCTTTTGAAGGCGTTTTGTTTGATCCAATAGCAACGGCAACAATCATTGTTGATAATGCGTATGCTCAACAAAACTGTGATTTAGAAATAGAATACCAAATGGATCGGCTTTCTACTGAGTTTCAATTAGAAAGAGAAAATTTTAATATTCGTTATGGTTCTTTGAAGGAAGAATACCAATTGATAATTAATCAGAAAAATCTTGAGATTGTACAACTAAGAGCTTCCCTTAAAAATCATTCTCCACGAAATAATTGGCTGTGGGCCGCAGCGGGAGTTGGTGCCGGCGTCGTTGTAACTTACGGAGCATACAAAGCTTTCGATGACAACTAAAGATCCAGACAAGATTGCTGCGATAGAGAAAGCAATTTCTAAAAAATATGGAAATGAAGCAATACAACATCCTAAGGCAGATTGGGATCAAGACAAAGAAAAAGAATACCTTTCCCAGATGAAAGAATTATATGATAAGATTAAACTGAACGAAGAGTCATCTGAAAAAATCGATATAAATGGGATAAAGGTTTCAAAAAAACTATTTAATAGAGAATCTTTAAGGAGTTGTTCTATCTGCGAAGTTTTTCCTCAAAAATCCATGGACGATGTTTGTCTTACTAAATTCGATTGTTGTTATGGGTGTTATATAAAATATGTGGAAGGCCGAGAAGAAAGATGGCAAAAAGGTTGGCGACCAAATAATTAAAAAGAGGAAATTATAATGGCTACTGTTTATGAAATTGTTCAAGGGCTCGCTCAAGCAGCGGCCAACGCGTATGATGGCGCGCTAGGGGAAGACTACGAACCAGTGAAGACTGGCGCTCTTCGCAGAGAGGAGGGGAATGCTCTAATCGATCAGCGAGTGATGGACGGTTTTAATGTGCGGTTTTACGGCAACAACATGGTGCTCTCATACCAGTCAGAAATTCAACTTAAGGAAGTTTACGCTTCTGGTTTTGAGACAGAGATAGAGCAGAGAATTTCTGATATTTCAAAGTGGCTTAAGAAAGAATATAAACGCATTACAGGCGAAGGCGTAACACTCACCAAAAAAGGTGAGATTGATGTCCGTGTTGAGAACTCTTCTCGCGTACGCACCTGGGTGACAGCCAAGATGCACTATAAAGTAGGCGGTTTAAAAGAGCACCCAGAGATTGAAGAGCCTTCTAAGGATCGTCTAGACAAGGGATGGAAAACCTTCCTTGATCAAGGCGGCTGGAACGGCAAAGGCGGCAAGCGCCCCGATAATGATGACCGCAAGAAAGATAAGGGCCCGCAGTCGTGAGACGAAAGAACACTAAATTTATTGATCCTCGTTATTTTATGGACGAGAAGATGGAATTGAATGAAAGCAATCCTATGGAAGTGCTTGGAGTCCACAGCATATCGGATCCGACTGTGCTTATTCAAGCCGTGAGCGATCTTTTGGCCAAAAGGGGCGTCAACAACGACAATCGAAATGCTATCATAAGTTGGTTAACAAGTAGTGATCGAAAGGAAAAAGACAGAGCTATTAAAGATGAATTAAAAAACCTCAGAGATGAGGTTGTTTCAGCTACCCCCGACATGGGCGGCGTGACGCCCAGCTACCGAGAGAAGGGAGGATATACTGATTATCAAAGAGCTAGGGAAAAAAGACATGGCGCGCGTTATCCACAAGATGTTCCAGAAGAATAACAACTAACAAAAAATGAATGACTTTTCAATTAGACAAGAAACAAAGAGTAAAGGAAATATTAAAGTGCGGTAAGGATCCTGCTTACTTTTTGAAGACGTATGCCCGTATATCTCATCCGATGCACGGGCTAATTTTATTTAATACTTACGACTTTCAAGATGATCTTCTCAAAGAGTTTAATGATTATCGTTTTAATGTGATCCTTAAAGCACGCCAACTTGGAATTTCAACCATTACAGCTGGTTATATTGTATGGATGATGCTTTTCCATCGTGATAAGGCTGTGCTTGTTATGGCCACCAAGTTTGCAACAGCGGGCAACTTAGTCGGCAAGGTTAAAAAGATTATGAAAAACCTACCCGATTGGATTCGTATTGCAAGTATTGATATTGATAATCGAACTTCTTTCATTCTTTCCAACGGATCTTCAATTAAAGCAGCTTCTACTTCCGGCGATGCGGGCCGCTCCGAAGCTTTGTCGTTGTTAGTTTTAGACGAGGCTGCACACATCGAAGGATTGGAGGAGTTGTGGACAGGGTTGTATCCTACACTTTCAACTGGTGGGCGCTGTATTGCTTTATCAACACCAAACGGTGTAGGAAACTGGTTTCATAAAGCTTGTGTAGAAGCCGAGAGTGGCGCCAATAATTTTAATTTAACCACTTTAATGTGGGATGTACACCCAGAGCGCGATAAAGAGTGGTATAAAAAAGAAACCAAAAATATGTCTAAACGCCAAATTGCACAAGAATTAGAATGCAACTTTAATACATCGGGCGAAACAGTTATTGATCCTGACGATATAGAATGGCTTTTGAGTCAGACGAAAGAGCCTAAATACCGCACAGGATTTGATCGGAATTTTTGGATTTGGGAAGAGTTTGACCCCACATGTAATTATTTAATGGTTGCGGATGTGGCGCGCGGCGACGGAGAAGATTACTCTACTTTTCATATACTAAAAATAGAAACTATGGAGTGCGTTGGAGAATATCAAGGAAAATCATCACCAGACATGTTTGCAAACATGCTTAATCAAGTAGGTCGCGAGTTTGGAGGATGTATGCTTATAGTTGAAAATAACAATATTGGCTACACAGTTTTGGATAAACTGATAGAATATGGGTATCCTAATTTATATTATTCAATTAAGTCAACACATGAATATATTGAGCAACACCAAGCCGAAGTTAGATCGTCAGCGGTTCCCGGTTTTTGCACCAGCATGAAGACTCGACCTCTTATCATTGCGAAATTGGAAGAGTTTGTAAGAAACAAACTAATTAAATTATACTCTTCTCGTACTGTTAACGAAATGAAGACTTTTATATGGAGGAATGGCAAACCACAAGCGATGAAAGGTTACCACGACGATCTTATTATGGCCCTCGCAATTGGATGTTGGGTGCGCGACACAGCTTTACAAGTTAATGCGCGCGACTTAAATTATCAGAAGGCTTTTGTAGACGCTATCATCACAACAAAAACAACTATGAATACTAAGATTAAAGGCCAGCATGGTTATAAACAAAATAACATTCTTGATAAACAAACAGAAGCTGAGAAAATGTATGAACAATTTAAATGGATTATAAAGTGAGAAACATAAATGCCCCCGAATAGAAACGCAAAAAACCCAGCTAACGCACAGTCATCGCTCTTCAAAGCTTTGACGCGGTTGTTTTCGGGCCCCATTATCAGCTACAGATCGCAATCCGGCCGACGCATACGACGACAACATTTAGATAAGTTTGGTTCTCGATTTAAGTCCGCTTCGGGCCAGCAATTTAAAAAGTCGCTTTATAATCCTTTGGATGTAGTTGCCACAGATGCAATTGCAAATCAGCGGAGAACTGAGCGCTATGTAGATTTTGATCAAATGGAATATATGCCAGAGATTGCGTCAACATTAGATATTTATTCTGACGAAATGACCACCTATTCTGAGCTACGCCCCATGTTAAATGTTAAATGTTCTAATGAGGAGATTAAAGCTGTCTTAACCATTTTGTTTGATCAGGTTTTAAATTTAAAATATAATTTATTTGGCTGGAGCCGTACAATGTGTAAGTACGGCGATTTCTTTTTATATCTTGATATTGATGAGAAGTATGGAGTTAAATCTGTTATTGCTTTACCACCTCAAGAAATTGAAAGATTAGAAGGAAAAGACGCAACTAATCCCGACTATGTTCAATATCAATGGAACTCTGCTGGAATGACTTTTGAGAATTGGCAGATGTGCCATTTTCGTATTTTGGGGAACGATAAATATATGCCCTATGGTTCCTCTATTTTAGAACCCGCACGCCGTATTTGGCGCCAGCTTACCCTTATGGAAGATGCTATGATGGCCTATCGTGTTGTACGTTCTTCAGAGCGCCGCGTGTTTAAGATTGATGTTGGAGCAATTCCTCCGCAAGATGTCGAACAGTATATGCAAAAGATTGTTACACAACTTAAGCGTCATTCAGTGGTGGATCCCAAAACGGGACATTTGGACCTTCGTTATAATCCGATGAGTATTGAAGAAGATTACTTCATCCCTGTTCGCGCTGGTTCTGCGACAGCGATTGAATCGCTAGCAGGCGCCCAGAATATTACAGCTATTGACGATATCAAATATCTGCGTGATAAGCTGTTCTCGGCACTTAAGATTCCTGCTGCTTATCTCTCCATGGGAGAGGAAGCTGCGGAAGACAAGACAACTCTTGCACAGAAAGACATTCGTTTCGCACGAACCGTTCAAAGACTCCAGCGCGTTATTATTGCTGAGCTTACAAAGATAGGAATTATTCATCTTTATACCTTAGGTTTTAGAGGGGACGATCTTTTAAGTTTTAGTTTGACTCTTAACAACCCGTCTAAAATTGCAGAGCTTCAAGAGCTTGAACATTGGAAACAAAAATTTGATATTGCTGCGTCGGCTACTGAAGGTTACTTCTCACGGCGTTGGGTAATGGAGCATATTTTTGCGATGTCCCATGAAGAGTTTTCGCGCAATCAGCAGGAAATGTATTATGATCGTAAGCACGACGCAGCCCTTCAAGCGGTGGCTGAAGCTGCTGCCGCTGCGACAGCTGCCGGCGGCATGGGAGCGCCTGCCGGCGATCTTGGCGCCGACCTTGGTGCCGATCTCGCTGCGCCAACCGAAATGCCTGCTGGAGATGTGGGCGCCGAAGCACCACTTGGCGAAGAACCAGCAGGCGCCGAAGGCGACGAATCAGCGCTTTTGGCTGTTCCTCCTGGCTCGCGAGACGCACCGCGTACTTATGGTCGAGGAGAAAAGTATCATGCCAAGAGTGGGCGTAATGATAAGCGCACCGGTACCGGCCCGCGCTCACGTTCAATGAAATCTAAGTCGGGTCAAAAAGATAGTTCAGGCATCAGAAATGTGTTCCCCGGCGCCGAGATTGGAAATCTCGCAAAACCAGTTGGCATTTCAGTAGGTATTTATGAAAGGGACCAATCTATTTATAGTTTGAAAGAAAAGACTGAAGAAGATAAATTATTTGAAGTTAATGAATCTGTGCGGAGGTTACTTGAAGGGTTGGAATTGAAAAACAGTACATCATCCGACACATTATTGGAGCAAAAGAATGAAAACAAAGCATAATAAGAAAAGAAATACTGCATTTGTCTATGAAGCGTTGGTGCGGGAGGCAACTGTTGCTATTCTTAAAAATGAATCTGCAAAGAAAGATAAAGTAATTTCGATTATTAAAAAGCATTTTGGTCCCGCAAGTCTGCTTAGGAAAGATTTAGAATGTTATCGTTCTTTATATGAAAACCAAAATCTGGACCAAGAAGTGTCAGAAAGAATTCTGAAGGAAGCTAGGATGCAAAGGATTATGATCGATCCAGAAGGATTGTTTAAACAGCAAACTAAGTTGATTCACGATATTAATAAAGAAGTAACTCCCGAGGTATATAACAACTTTGTTCCCAATTATAAAACATTGGCCACTATCGATCAAATTTTTTCTTCTAAAACTTCTCCTAAAAATAGAGTTATTATGGAAAATGAAATCATAAACAAAATGAAAGGTATCCCAGAATCTTCTGCCGAAATGCCAACGATAGACAGCGTCACTTATAGAACATTTGTTAAAAAGTTTAATAACAAATATGAAACTCACCTGTTGGGAGAGCAAAAAGATCTTCTAACCCATTACATTGCATCGTTTGCTGATAATGCGTTAGAGTTAAAAATATTTTTAAATAACGAAATTGGAAGACTGAAAGTGAAACTAGAAGAAGCAAAGAGTGTTGAAGAAATTAAAACGGACAAAGAGATGCTTCGAAAAACCGATGAAATAATAAAACGATTGGGTTCTTTTGCTAGCGAAGGGATCACCGAAAACGTTTTAATAACTGTGTTAAAAACCCAGTCATTAGTTGAGGAAATTTATAATGGCCATAACGATTAGAGTCGGCAACGAAGCCAACAAAAAATTAGTCACCCTAGAAATGGATATCCGCAAAAGCTTAAGCGGAGACTTAATGATTTTTGATCATGGCGATATTGATATAGTCCTCTCTCCCTCTAATAATAAGGTGATTGCATTTCCTAAAGAGGTCATTTCAGACTATGTATATGGCGCTCAAAACCGGCTGTTTACCTTTCTGCGTAAACGAGGAATAGTAATTCCAGAGTCGGTCCAAGCAGGTTCTTTTTACGGTTCGTTTGAGGCCACAATGAAAAAGCCGAAAGATGAAGCATTGAGCGCTTCAAAAATGGCTTTGGTTAATATTTCTAATTTTATCACAGAAGAACGTCCGTACTTTGAATCTACAGACGCAATTATTTCTATGGCAGATGATGAGTATCTACACCCAGATAAGGAAGATTCAACCGAACTTGGTGAAGTTCCGCAGGCGGTGAAGCAGGGCTCAATTCGCAAAGGCTTTGTGAGAGATCCTTATGCGATGAACTATCTGTATACGTTATAGGATAACAAATGGAACTATTATATTTTATACTTGTAGCCTACGGCCTTACACAAATTTTAGTGTATAGCGATTTACCTTTATTAAAACGACTAAGACCTCCAAAAGAGGCATGTCGTGGATATGGAAAAGTTTTTCATTGTCCCATGTGCATAGGGTTTCATGTGGGTTGGGTTTTAATGTTGCTTTCTCCGTTTACAGAACTATTTAATTTTGACGTAACTGTAACTAATTTCTTCCTTCTTGGGTGGCTATCGTCAGGAACGTCCTATGTTTTAAACATGATCTTCGGAGATTCCGGAATACAATACACACAAAAAATGGAGATAACAAATCATGAAGATAACTAAACGAGAGTTACGGCGAATCATTGCCGAAGAACTTGAGGCGCTTGAAGAGTTTGGCGCCGGCGGCGCTTTCACAGCCCCTCCGCGCAGAAGTGGCCGGCCGCTTCCGGCCGTTGCCTCTGAGAAGGATCCCACCGAGGTACCATCTGGCGCCGGCGCCGGCCAGAAGGCCCCCGCACTTGGCGTCAGCGCGGTCCAGCAGGGAAGTGGTGCATCTTCCGCTGTGAGCAGGCTGACAACTGATCCGGTACAACGCGCCATGGAGACGCTCAAGACACATATTGGTAAGCAATCCGTTGATAAAAAAGCCACTGTAATTGCGAACCTTGCACAAGAGTTGGGACTTCAACAAGGCGAAGAACAGCGCACGGCTTCCGCGATGAAAAAGGCAACCAAAGCTGCTTTACCACCAAAACGATGAACTACTGGACTAAAAAATGGATGCTTCAACCCGTCCGGAATTGCAAGAAAGGCTGCTAACTCGCGCGGGTAGCGCCCGCATAAGGAACAACAACAATGAAAATCACAAAGAAACAACTTAAAAGAATTATCAAAGAAGAGCTTGAAGCGGCGTTGAGCGAGTTCAAGTTTACACAGCCCGAGCAGGCAAAAGATATTTCGCTTAAGCCGGGAATGGCCCTTGGTCTCGATGCTAAGCGCCGGTGTGGGGAATTGGCTCAATGGTACCAACAGATCTCCCACGACGCCATGGGATACTCAGACGGCGGAACACCGACGAGACCAACGCAGCCGCGAATGCCCATCGATCACGGTGGTGAGATGCAGAAATTGAAAAAGCAAATGGAGGAGATCGAGGCCGAATGGAAACACCTTAAATGTGATCCAACTACGTGGCAAGGGGCGGAATATAACAAATGAGCAAGAAAGTACTACGAGAATATTATGCATTGTGTGAGGGAGGAGTCTGTCAAGATCTTCTTACCGAACATGAAAAGAAGTATGTTGTCGACGGCGGTATGATCCTTTCCGGCGTTATGCAGAAAGCGGACGCTGTTAATGGCAACGGACGCGTTTATCCTCATAAGGTACTATCTAAAGAAATTCAAAATTATCAGAAGATTATTAAAGAGAACAGAGCGTTGGGAGAACTTGATCATCCAGAAGATTCCGTGATCAACCTTAGGAACGCTTCTCATATGATTACTGAAATATGGTGGAATGGTAGTGATGTAATGGGGAAAGCAAAAGTATTAGATACCCCGTCCGGTAAAATTTTGCGCTCTTTGGTAGAAAGCGGAGTAACTCTAGGTATCTCCTCTAGAGGCATGGGCTCTGTTTCTGAAAGCAATGGACAAACAACCGTAGAGGAAGACTTTCAATTGATTTGTTTTGATTTCGTTTCTGAGCCCTCTACGCCTGGAGCTTTTATGATGAAGGAAGCTAAGGATTATAATAATCAAGTGTTTACCAAGGCAGATCGCATCAACCGATTACTTAATGAGGTTTTAGAAGATGGCGAACTGGTCGAGCTTTGAAAAACAACAACTATTAACGGAAAACTGGCGAAAGTTTGTCCAGAATGAGGTGGTTTCATATCAATCACTCACGGGGACGACAGATGTCCAACTTCCCGGTGAAGAGTGTGAAGTTGAGATAGAAGGCACCCCGTTGGCGGCTATTGATTCATTAGAATATCCAGATTCTTTGATAAACGCTTTATGTCCTTTGGTAGCAGCAGAAACAATTGATCAAGAACAGCTGACTCAAATTTTACAGTACTTTAAAGAAAGAGCCGAAGCAGACGGAATGAGCGGACTGATGGAGATAGACTTATCGGCCGCAGGAGAAGATCCCCGTAAGTTTTCCCAAGAAACGGCAGACGGCTTGGCTGGCTTACTACAAGAAATTGGTGTCGAAGCTGACAAAGAATTTACCGACACATTGATTAAATGGCTTAGATCTAACACTCTTACGATGCCCCGGGCAGGTGCAGCGCCCCAACAGCCAGTAGATCTAGACGGCGATGGAAAACCTGACACGACAGGAACAGATACAGATGGCGACGGGGTAGCGGACACGGTTGACGATCCCGGCACACCTGAAGTGGTACAGGTTGATGTTGAAGATGTGATAGGAGACGATGAAGAAGACGCGGTTGATGCAGCATGCAAGGAATTACTGGCGGGGTATCCTGAAGAGTTTGTAAATAAACAGATTAAGGATAATAGCGTACGGGGAGAAATGAGAGATATGTATAGGTCGATCTCTTTGTTGGGGGATGCAACCGCTGTTGCGTCAGCTGCTATCGCCGCCGGCTCTGCCGCAACAGGTGTGGGCGTCCCGGCCGCTATTACCAGTGGCACCGCAGCCGTCGCCGCCGAAGCCGTCGCGACGGCTGCAGATGTCGGCTCTTTGACAATGAGTCTTTTGCTTCTGGAGCCCAAAGAAGTGCTTATTGATATGATTTCGTTTATTCCTCTCATAGGAAACAAACTAGGGAAAGTGACAAAAAAAGCCTTTCCACAGTTTTTTAAACAAGCTGCCGCGAAGACAACTACTAAAGCAGTGGGTAAAGCCACCAAAAAGGCCGCCCAAAAGGGTGGAGAAAATCTTTTAGAAGACTTAATGACTCAGTCTATTCTTAAGAAGTTTCCAAAAGCAAACGAGGCGGCCGTGCGAACTGTTGCCAAGGGGTTTGCTGTGAAGGGAGAGCAGGCTGCTAAAAAGAAATTAAAAGAACTAAACGCACAATTGGGCACTGTGATAATGCAGAAGCCAAATGAAACTCACGAAGACTACACCAAAAGAATTAGAAAAGCCGCTAAAGGGTTGCTGGGGAAAGAGCAACAGAAATTAAATGCAGAATTGAAAAAATGCCTTCGCGATCAACAAAATGTATTTTTGGGATATGTTGCGCAAGGAATTGAATATGTCACCGAGTTCATTAATTTTTTGGATGATGGTATAGATTACTTAATGAAGCATGTTTCTGATTGGTTTGCTGATGACGATGAAGATGATGAAAAGGGCCCCAAAGACGCCGAGGATATAACAAACCTAGAGAAATATTTAGAATCGACAAAAGATCAGTATGAATATATTAAAGATATTGTCCAAGAACCAGATGAAGATATTCCTTCTTTGGTCGCTGATGTCGCCTTACAAGAAGGCAAAAAGTCGGCTAGCCGCGAGATTAGAAAGAATATTAAAGCTGGTAAATACGGCGCCGCCGCCCGACGATTATTGCCACATCTCCAAAAGTTTAAGAAAGAAATACAAAAAGATCTTAAACTTATACAAGATAGGACCGACTCACCTAATAACGCCATCAAACAACTTAAACAGACTTTAAACAATTTCGTACTTTATTATGAATTGGGAGTGGAGGTTGTGAATACATACAAGGACCCAGAAGAGGCTAAACGACAAAAGCCTGCAACAGAAAAAGATGTTCAACAGTTGGCGCAAACATGGGGCGCCCAGCCAAAACAACAAAACAATGAAGAGCTACTTAAAGAATCAGAAATTCACAGATGGCAGCAGCTAGCTGGAATCAATAAGAGAGTAATATGAAAAAATCAGATTTAAAACAATTAATTAAACCTTTGGTTAAAGAATGTATACATGAAGTCCTTTTAGAAGAAGGTCTTCTTTCTAACATTGTGTCCGAGGTAGCTCAAGGAATGCAGGGGAATCTTGTAGTAGAATCCAAAGAAAAAGCACCTGACACCCTATTTAATGAAGAGTTACGTATGAAAAGACAAACTCAAACAACCAATACTAAATTTAAAGAACACAGAAAGAAGCTGATGGACGCTGTCGGATCAGATGCTTATAATGGGGTAAACTTATTTGAAGGCACCGATCCAATGACCGGTTATGATACGACAGATTCAAAGCCCGGATCCGTCGATCTGGGACACCCCAGTGACGCCGGCGTTGATATTAGTTCGCTAGTGGGAGGAGCTTCTGAAGTGTGGAAGGCGATAAAATGAGCAAAGCAATAAATGTTTCTGTACATATTAAACAATGTGGCGGTAACGTCGAAAAGATGATTAGAAGATTCACTAAGAAAACTAAAAAAGAAAAAATTATAGATGCGATCAAAGACCGCAGATACTATAAAAAACCTTCAGAAGCCAAGAGAGAAAAGCGCCGTAAAGCAGAACGCTTGAGACTTCGCGAAGAAAGAAAAAGACAAAGAGCAATAGAAAGGCGCACTAGAAAAAATAGATGACTATTTATATTTGTAAACAAAATTTGGAGGTTTTATAATGGCAATATCATGGCAAACAGAAGTTGGCATCAATAATGTGCCGGCATATCAAGTAAGCGGAAGACCATTTGCTAGCGCAAGTGTAGATTACGACACAACAGCGCGCGTAGTTAGCTTCCCGTATGTGAGTCGCTGGTTTCAGGTTTTTAACCGAGGCGCATCTGACTTAAGGGTTGGATTTTCCGCCGCCGGCGTCGTTGGGGGAGGCGCATCGAACTGGGATGCATATTATCTTACTGTGCCCCCTAGCTCATCGTCTGGTTTTGGCAAGTCTGATATTTATGAAATGAAAATATCAAACGTTTGGCTCTACGGTGCCACAGCGGGAACTTGCGACGTTGTAGCGGGCTTGACAACTATTCCGCCACGCAGAACGTCTGGCAGTTTAGGTCCCAACTTCTCTGGTTCTGTTGGAGTATAGTTAAATGGGCTTTGGCTGGGCATATGTTGATTGTACAGGTGTTGCAGGAAGCGGATCTTCTGGTCCGAATGGTTCACTACAGTTTGTAACATCCTCAGGGACAAGCAACACTACGGGCTCTACTCATCTCACCTTTTACACCAGTTCACATGGGGGATATACCTCTCATTCTCTGGTTTTGTCAGGCAACCTATATGTTACCGGCACTT